ATGTTTTAAGTGCATTAATAGAAATTGTTGCAAGAAAAGGTGTAGAACTTGCTATTGAAAAATTAATCACAAAAGAAAAACAAAAACAAGCTGCTTTAAGTGGTAGTAGTGGTGGTGGCTCTTTATTCAGTATGGCAAGATCATTTTTAGGTTTTGCTAAAGGTGGTGCAGTATCAAAAGGACAGCCAGTTGTAGTTGGAGAACAAGGTGCTGAAGTTTTTGTTCCAAATAGCACAGGACAAATCACACAATCTGCTAGAGGAACTGGTGGTGGACAAACAACAGTTAATTTTAATATTAATACTTTAGATGCTTCTGGTTTTGATGATTTATTAGTAAGATCAAGAGGAACTATAACTCAATTAATTAACAATGCAGTTAATGAAAGAGGGAAAGAGAGTCTTATTTAATGTCTGGTGCTTTTCCAATATCATCTGCTAAATTTCAAACTTTAGGAATAAAGTCTATTCAAAACACAATTATATCTAAATCTGTGTCTGGTAAGAAACTTGCAAGACAAATTGACAATCAAAGGTTTGCATTTTCTGTTAGTATTATCACAGGAAAAAGATCAGATGTTTATGGAGATTTAATGGCATTTATAGTGAAACAAAGATCAGGCAAAGAAAATTTTACAATAATCCCACCAGAAATAGAAGATGCAAGAGGTAATGAAACAGGAACAGTATTAGTTAATGGAGTTCACGCAGTTGGAGATACTACTATTGCTTGTGATGCTTTTGCTGGAGATGGTGCTGGTAGATTTAAAGCTGGAGATTTTATTAAGTTTGCTTCACACGATAAAGTTTATATGGTCGTATCAGATGTAACAAGTTCAAGTAATGCAGCAACAGTTACAATAGAACCACCTTTACTTGTAGCACTAGCAGATAATTCAGCAGTTACTTATGATAATGTTCCTTTTACAGTACATTTAACAAATGATATTCAAGAATTTGGTGTAGCTGGTGCAGATAAAGATGGTGCTTTATTATATCAATTTGAGTTTGACGTAGAAGAATCTTTATAGTGAAAAAATATAAAATAACTCACAAGATAACTGCCGATTTTATTGCCGAAGCTATTGTCAATGAAAATGAAATAGATAGTAATATTAATGATCTAAAAGAGTATAAGAAACCTAATAGCAAATTTGAATATACTATGTTAAAAGGTTCAGAAAGTGTAACACAAACAACTTACGAAGAATATGAGCAGAAGTCTAACAACAGCGATAAAGAACGCATTAGCAACAAATGAAATTAGACCATTTCATTTACTTACTATTGGATTTTCAACACCAGTAAATTTTACTGATTGTTCTTTTGCATTAACTTCTTCTGTTTCAGGTTCAAGTGTAACTTATAGCCCATCTGATTTTATTATTGGTATTTCTGATTTTACAGAGGAAATTGATTTAACAAAATCAAGTTTATCAATATCTTTATCTGGTGCAGATCAAACATTTATATCAACTGTTTTAGGAGAAAATGTAACTAATGATGTTGTAACAATACATAGAGGATTATTAGATTCTTCTAATGCTATAATAGCTGATCCATTTCTTTTATATAAAGGAAATATAGAAAATTTTGCAATACAAGAAACAACTAAAAGTAGTTTTGTTAATATAACAGTAGTATCACATTGGGCAGACTTTGAAAAAAAGAATGGTCGTAAAACAAACAATACATCACAACAAAGATTTTTTAGTACAGATGTAGGTATGGATTTTTCTTCAGAAACTGTCTTAGATATTAGATGGGGTAGAGATTAATGTTTAAATGGTTTGAAAAAATATTAATTAAAGTAGCAAAAAAAATACTTAACAAACACGCACCTAAAGGCGAGTTTCTTGCTTACATAAATAAACGAGAAGAAAAACTTTTAAAACAATATGGTGGTGCTGGATTACCTATTAAGAAAACAAAAATTAAATCATTTTTTAGCATAGGTGGTGTTTTTAGAGCTGCAGTTAGTTTTTTTACTAATGCTAATCCTGTTGTTACTTTAATTGCCACTATTGCTATTGCTTGGATATTTAGACCAAAAATTCCTGAAATATCTGACTTTGGAACTAATGAATTTGATGATTTTGAAAAAGGAGTTTTATTAAATAAACAAAGTAATGATGCAAATATTCCTGTTGTATATGGGGAAAGACTCGTAGGTGGAACTAGAGTTTTTATGGAAACTTCAGGAACAGATAATACTTACTTATATATGGCAATCGTTATGTCAGAGGGAGAAATAAACTCAATAGAAGAAATAAGAGTTAATGATACTGCTGTTACTTGGGCAAGTGCTTTATCAGATGGAACAGAAGTAGAAGTAGGAAGTGGAGATAGTACATTTTTTAAAGATAGTGAAAGTTTAATTAGAGTAGAACCTCATTTTGGTTCAGATGGTCAATCAGCATCATCTTTATTATCAACATTATCAAACTGGGGAAGTAATCATAAATTATCTGGTTTGTGTTATTTAGCTTTAAGGTTTAAATGGAATCAAGATGTTTTTACAGGGATACCAAAAGTTCAAGCAAAAATAAAAGGTAAAAAAGTTGTTACATTAGCATCTAACTTATCAGAACAAACTGCATCATTTTCTACAAATCCAGCTTTTTGTTTATTAGATTATTTAAGAAATGAAAGATATGGTAAGGGTATTCCTACTTCTGAAATAGACTTACAATCTTTTTATGATGCCTCACAAGTTTGTGTAACACAAGTAACACCATATTCAGGTGCTAGTGATATAAATATTTTTGACACAAATGCTGTATTAGATACATCTAAAAAAATAATAGAAAATGTAAGAGAGTTATTAAAAGGTTGCAGAGGTTATTTACCATATACACAAGGAAAATATAATTTAATTATAGAAACAACTGGAACTGCATCTATTACATTAACAGAAGATGATATTATAGGTGGATACAATTTATCCTCTCCAGCTAAAAACGAAAAGTATAATAGAGTTATTGTTAGTTATGTTAATCCTGATAGAAATTTTCAGGTAGATGAAGTTCAATTTCCACCAATAGATGATAGTGGATTACCAAGTGCAGATAGACACGCAACTATGAAATCAGATGATGGTGGTTTTTTATTAGAGGGTAGATTTGATGTAGGCAAAGTTATAACAAGCACATATCAAGCAGAAGAAATGGCTGAAGTTATTTTAAGAAGAACTAGAGATTCAGCAAGGCTTTCTATTAATGTTGCTTTTAATGCTTATGATTTATCTATTGGAGAAATTGTAAATATTAGCCACAGTTCTTTAGGATATTCTTCAAAACCATTTAGAATATTAGCAATAAAATTTAACCCTGATTTTACTTTAGGTTTAGATTTAGTAGAGCATCAAAATTCACATTATACTTGGGCAACCAAAACACAAGCAGCAGCAGTACCATCTACTAATTTACCTAATCCATTTACTATCCAACCACCAGCTAGTGTTACATTATCTGATGAATTAATTGAATATAATGACGGCACTGTCATAGTGGCGATGAATATAACAATTGGTGCTTCTCCTGATAGCTTTGTTGATTTTTACCAGGTAGAATACAAATTAAGTACAGATTCAGATTTTATTATTTATGCACAAGGTTCAGGATTAAATCACAGAGTCTTAAATGTAATTGACCAATCAACTTATGATGTAAGAGTAAAAGCAGTTAACACATTAGGAGTATCATCTACTTATGTATCTGCACAAAGAACTATTGTAGGTGCTATTGAGCCACCTAGTGATGTAACAGACTTTTCTTGTAATATTGTAGGACAAGAAGCACATTTAAGTTGGACACAAATACCTGATTTAGATTTAGCATTTTATCAAATTAGATATGCAACAGATACTGATGGAACTGCTGATTGGCAAAACTCGGTTAATTTAGTTTCTAAAGTATCAAGACCAGCAACTTCAATTTCTGTACCAGCTAGGGCTGGAACTTATCTTATAAAAGCCTTTGATAAATTAGGTAATGCAAGTTCTAATGCAACAGCTATTATTTCTAATGTAACAAATGTAGTTAATCATAATGCAGTAGCAACTCAATCTGAACACCCTACATTTGCTGGAACTTTAACAAATACAGTTATTACAGATGATGCTATTGAGTTAGATTCATCAGAATTATTTGATGCAGCTAGTGGAAATTTTGACGATGAAACAACTAGATTTTTTGATTCTGGTGTTGCTAATGCTGATTTTTTTACAAGTGGTAATTATTTGTTTGCAGATGTAATTGATATAGGTGCAAAACATACAGTAAGAATTACAGCTACTTTAACTCAATCATCAGACAATCCAGATGACTTGTTTGATAATAGATCAGGATTATTTGATTCAGCTTCTTCTAACTTTGATGGAGATACACCAGCTAATTGTGATGCACATTTAGAAATTGCTACAAGTGATGATAACTCTACTTATACTGCTTTTCAAAATTTTGTTATAGGCAACTACACAGCAAGATATTTAAAATTTAGAGTTGTTTTAACTTCAACAGATGGTGCTTCCACTCCTGTTGTATCAGAAGTAACAGTTACAATAGATATGCCTGATAGAATATTTAGTGGTAATGATATAGAATCTGGTGCTGGAACTAAAACTGTAACATTTACAAATCCATATAAAAGTGTTAATTATGCAGTTGGAATTACAGGCGAAGATATGGCAACTGGAGATTTCTTTACAGTATCTAATAAAACAGTTAATGGATTTGATGTTTTATTTAAAAATTCAAGTGGAACAAATGTATCTAGAACATTTGATTTTATTGCAAAAGGATTTTAAAAGGAGTATAAAACAATTATGGCACAACATGATTACGATATAGAAAATAGTTCATTTCCAGCTTTTAGAACAAATATAAATGGTGTTCTTGATGCTATTAATTCATCTAATTCAGGTTCATCAAGACCAAGTTCAGCAGTAGCTGGTACGATTTGGCTAGATACTTCAGGTGCAGCAACAGCCCAACTTTTAAAATTCTATGATGGGGCAGATGATATAACTTTAGCCACTATTAATTTTACAGCTAATACAGTTGATTTTCAAGATAGTGCAGTTGCTTCAGATTTAGTTAATGATACTTCTCCTCAACTTGGTGGCAATTTAGATGTAAATGGAAATGATATAGTTTCTACATCAAATGCAGATATTGATATTATTCCTAATGGTACAGGAGATGTAAATTTAGGTGCTGATACAGTACAGATTGGAGATAACAATGCAAACGCAACTCTAACCACACAAGGCACAGGAGATTTAATCTTAAATACTAACAATGGTACAAATGCTGGAAACATAACTCTTGAAGATGGTGCTAATGGTCATATTCAATTTACAACAAATGGTACTGGAACAATTAAATTTAACGATTTAGCTTATATTCCACAACAAGCATTAACATCATCTTCAAATGCTGTGGCTTGGGATACACAAGCAAAGCCGAACGCATATCATTTAACCACAGAAAACACTACATTCTCTGCACCAACTAATCCTGTTGAGGGTGCTTTTATCTCATTAGAAATTAATTATGATGGCTCACACACAATAGCTTTTAATACAGTATTTGAATTTGCAGCTTCAACTGCACCAACATTTACTTCAACAGATGGTAAAACTGATATATTAGTATTTAGATATAATGGTGCTGTATGGCAAGAAGTAGGCAGAACATTAAATTTAAGTGAAAGTTAAAATATGTACGCATTAATAATAGA